GGCTTCGGCGACGACCAGGTGGCGTCCCGAGCGGCGATGATGTCGGAGGCGCTGCGGCGCCTCGCCTTCGAGCGAGAGGTCACGATCGTGGGGCTCTCTCAGCTCAACCGCGCCGCGTCCGCCCAGAAGGTTCGCTCGCCGACCATGCACGACCTGTGGGGCGGCACGTCGATGGAGTCGAACCCGACCATCGTCCTCCTGCTGGACCACAGTCGCTACGAGGCGGACGGGAGTGATCCGGCGATCGCTCGATCGTGGGTGATTCTGGGGAAGAACCGCATGGGCCCCAAGGACGTCGAGGTGCCCGTCCTGTGGAACCACCAGGCCTTGACGATCCACGAAGCCATGTACGAGGAGGCGGAGCTCCGATGGCCGAAACACGAGAAGGCGGCGTAATGAGCCGAGATCCCGAGTTCGCCGTGGCGCTTCTCGACATGCGCGAAGCCGTCCTCATTCGGAAGCTGAGCGAGGTCGGCGGCCTCCTATTGCACGGGCCGGAGGACGAACTCGACGAGCACGCCCAGCGATCGATCGACCTCGCCGAGGAGCTGGCTGCGGTGCGCCGTCAGCGCGACGAGCTCGTCCAGGCCGTGATCGTGGAGGCCCAGGCGATTACCCATCATACGAGGCACTGCTGGCACGACATCGGCGCGGCGGAGCCCGCGTGCTGCTGGTGCGGCCTCTTCCCGTCCGAGGCTGGCATGGACCAGCCCGACCCCGCGGAAGTGCGGGCTGCGTGATAAACCCTCCACCGAGGGCCGAAGAGGTGAACCCATGATCATCGAGACCAACGCGCCGGAGGTCAGTCGGGCGCTCAAGCTCCTGGAGCGCGAGCAGCTCCCGTTCGTCACCAGCCTGGCCCTCAACCAGATCGCCAACGCCGTGCAGCAAGTGCAGCGCCGGCACCACCACCAGATCTTCGATGTGACCGACAAGAGCTTCGCGGACCGCAGCGTGAAGATTCGCAGCGAGGATCGATCCACGAAGGACCGGCTCGAGGTGATCGTCCGCTATGAGACGCCGGGCAAGCGGCGCCGCGAGGACATCTTCACCAAGTTCGAGGACGAGACCCACAAGGAGCCCTTCTCCGGGCGATTCCTGTGGGTTCCGATCAACGCGCCACGGAAGTCCAAGGAGTGGCGTCCTCGCCGCCTCAAGCTCAAGCCGCAGAAGGCGAGCCGGAACAGTCGCGTCGGACGGGCCGGCCGCCGTCCCCGGCAGGCCCGCATCCTGGTCGGGCAGAAGAACACATTCGCGATCATCTTCGGGGACAGTCGCCGCTCGATGATCTGGGAGCGTGATGGCGAGGACCTGAACCTGCTCTACGTGTCGGCGCCCCGGGTGCCCATCGAGCCGGAGCTCAACTTCGAGACGAACGCCCGCCGCACCGTGGACGACGTAGCTGCGGAGGAGTACGGCCGGGCCTGGGACCGAGCGCTCGGCGTGCGGGTCCGATGATCGCGGCGGCACCCCCCACCCCTGTCCTCAAAAGAGGTCAGGGTCCTCCTGGCCTCAAAGCTGTTGCGGGTACCGCGCGGTGGCATGTCTTCGCTCTGTGCGGATTGTGGAAAACTCGAATTCCGTTTCCTGGCGAGGCAGAGTGCGCTTGAGCCAAAAGGAGCTCGCGACGCTGATCGGCCTCACCAGTCGCCAGGTGCGCAACCTGACGGACGCGGGCATGCCGTCCGAGACCGAAGGCAATCGGCGCTTCTATGGGCCGGCCGCGGTCGTGTGGTACGTCGAGTTCAAGGTCGCCGAGGAGCGATCGAGGCACACGACCGGCGAGCGGGAGCAGCTCGAGCTCGACAAGATGCGCCATCAGAACCGGGAAGCTCGTGTGAAGGCGGACCTGGCCGAGCGGCGGGTCGTGCTGGTCGAGGAGGTCGAGCATGCGTGGGCCGACGCCTGCGGCCGGATCCGTGACGAGATCATGCGCATCCCGGTCCGGCATGGCGACGTCGTGCGTCCGGACGATCCCGCGGCCGGCGAGGAGGTGCTCGAGCAGGTGGCGGACGACGTGCTGCGTGCGCTCCAGGAGGCGCTCGCTCCGCCCGAGTTGATCGAGGACAACGATCCCGGTGACGAGGTGTCCGATGCGGCTTAGCCTCGGCGGTCAGGTTCTCGTCCACGCCATGGCCCGCTCGGCGGCGCGGGCTTTCCGACCGTCCTCGCGACTGACGGGTTCCACGTGGACCGAGGAGCACATGCACCTCGAGCGGCTCGGCCGCTGGCGCTGGCAGTCGGCGCCGTACATGCGGGGCATCCAGGACTCGCTGTGCGATCCGAGGGTCCCGCGGATCACGCTGATGAAGGGCTCGCAGATCGGGGGCACGACGGGCGGGCTGATCTCGATGCTCGGCTACGCGGTGCACCAGCGACCCACCCGGGTGCTGGCCTATTTTCCGAGCGAGGGGGACGCGAAGAAGTTCAGCCGTGACAAGCTGGACGCATGCTTCCGCCAGTCGCCGGCGCTCCGCGGCTCGTTCACGCACGACTCGCTCTTCGAGAAGCGCTTCCCGGGCGGCATGATCTTCATCCAGTCGGGCGGCACGCCGCGCACGTTCCGGCAGACGGACGCCGAGTGGGTGGTGCTGGACGATCTGGACGGCTTCGAGCTGGAGGTCGGCGACGAAGGCGGCCCGGTGGGGCTGGCGGACAACCGGCTCAAGTCGTACCGGCGCGGCAAGCGGGCGGCGATCTCGACGCCGACGATCAAGGACTTCTCGGCGATCGAGGACCTGTTCGACGAGTCGGACCAGCGCCGCTTCCACGTCCCGTGCCCTCACTGCGAGGCGCGCCAGGTGCTGCGCTGGGGCGGCCGCGACAAGCCCTTCGGCTTCAAGTGGGACTCGACCTCGATCGACGGCGAGCTCGTTCCCGTCCTCGACTCGGTGGCGTATCTGTGCGAGGCGTGCGGCTCGCTGATCGACGAGAAGGACAAGCCGTGGATGGTGCGCACGGCCGCCGAGCGGTACGAGGACCACGGCTGGGTCGCGGAGCACCCTGAGCGCTCGCCCGAGCACCACGGCTTCCATCTGCCGCAGTTCGTGTCGCTCTTCCCGGGCGCGTCGTGGCGCTCGATCCTGGCGCAATGGCACGGGGCGAAGGGCGACCCCGGCAAGCTCAAGATCGTGGTCAACCAGGTCTTCGCCGAGACGTGGGAGGAGCGCGGCGAGAAGGTCGACTCCGGCAAGCTCGAGGGCCGCGCCGAGGTCTACGTCGGCCGCGACGGCGAGCCGATCGAGGTCCCGGACGGGGTCGGCGTGCTCACCGCCGGCGTCGACGTCCAGGCGAACCGGTTCGAGCTGCTGGTGCGCGGCTACGGGCTCGACTGGGAGTCGTGGGACATCTTCCACGAGCGGATCTGGGGCGACGTCCAGCAGGCCGAGCCGAGGGGCCGGCTGCTCGCGCTGCTCGGTCGAGGCTTCGAGCTGGACAGCGGCATGAAGCTGCCGATCGAGGCCACGATGATCGACTCGGGCCACGAGGCTGCGGTCGTCTACGGCTTCGTGCGCTCGCTCCAGAAGCGCAAGATCTGGGCGTCGAAGGGCGACAAGGGCGAGCCGAAGGCCGAGCTCCTGCAGGCCGCAGTCAAGCCGAATAAGATGGGCGTGATCCTGTGGCGGATCGGCACGTTTCCGGCGAAGCGCGACCTGTTCCGGCGACTGCAGGTCGTCCGCCCCGGCCCGCGCCACATCCACGTGCGGCAGGCCGACCCGGCGCTCTGCAACGGCTTCGACGCCGAGTACTTCGCGCAGTTTGAGGCCGAGAAGATGATCATGGAGCAGCGGCGGCCGACGTTCAAAGCCGTCCGCACTCGCAACGAGGCGATCGACCTGCACGTGCTGGCCGACAGCGCGCTCCGGTCGCTGGGCGCCGGCGTGATCGAGCAGATGGCGGCCCGCGTCGAGGCCAACCACTCCGGTCAACCTCTCCGGCGCCGTCGACGCAAGGCGCGCGTCCTCCACCGAGGCGTGTCGTGAGCGCCGCGGTGCGCCTGCTCCGGCTGACGGCTCGCTGCCCAAGTTGCGGGGCGCCGCCGAAGCTGCGCACCTTCCCCTCGTCGGCCGCGATGCTGGGCGAGTGCGACCCCGACGAGGTCTTCCTGACGTACGAGTGTCACATCCGGCGCTGCGCGACCGTGTACGACATCCTGATCCGCGACTTCCACGAGGCGGCGTAGCCCGATGGCTGAGCTACAGGTAGGCAGGGGGACGGACCGGGCGGTCGCCGAGAGGGTGCTGGGTTGGACGTTCACCAAGGACCCGCTCACGATCGGACGCGCTATCGAGGGGCGGCGCGAGCCGGTCATGTTCCACGATGCCGGTGGCGACCTGTGTGTGGCGAATCGCGAGGCGCCGAGCAGGCTCGCGCTGTCCACCGACGACGGCCAGGCCCTCCGCTACGTCTGGCCGAAGATCGTGGCGCGGTGCGAGGAAGCAGGCGACATCAACGTGGCGTTTCTCTACGACGTGGAGCACCGCACGTGGTGGGCCGACCGCGAAGTGCCCCACCGAGGCGAGGTCGTGGTCGCTGCCGATTGCCCCACCTTGGCCGAAGCCATCTGCCGCTTTGCTCTGGCCCTGTATCCCGAACCCGGTGAGGAGACATCATGAACCGCCGCGACGTGCTCCAAAAACTGGCGATTGTCCCTGCGATGGGGCTGGCCCTGCCTGCCAACGAGCGTGCCGCTGACCCCGACGTGCCTTTCAACGCCCGCAACGCGAAGGGCGAGCGGCTGTGGGACGTGCGAGTGCACCCGCCGCTCCGCCAGCACGACTACCAGGGCGGGCGCCGAGTGATCGTGCGTTGGCTCGACGGCGAGGAAGTGCGGTCGTGTCGCGTCATCAACTGGGACGCGCCCTACCTGGAGCACTGGGCCCAAAACACGGACGGCAGAAAGACCGGCGATCTGGTCGAGACCCGCCGACCGTTCACGGTCCGCTGGCAGGACGGCAAGACCTACCGGAGCGCGGTGCGGTGAGCTCCCGGCTCAGTGAGCGCGGTTGACGCCACCCCACGACCGGTGGTAGTCTTCCGCCTGTAGGACCCCGACATACCGAGCGCCCGTCAAGAGGCTCCCCCCCGGCAAAAGGCCAGGGGAGGGGGCCTCTTTCCGTTCATACCCGGGTTCGATGCCGACACCGACCTACGCCATGCTGCTCGTCGACGCGAAGATCGCGCTGCAGCGGCTACTCCAGGGCTACGCCGAGGTCACGGTGAACAACCGCCGCTACCGGCGGCCCGACGAGCTGCGCGAGTACATCAAGTGGCTCGAGGGCAAGGCGGCGGCCGAGGCTCGGGGCGGGCGGCTGCACGTGAGGCGGGCGGTGCCGCTTGGTTGACGTGGCCCGCCAACTCGCCCCCGTCCTGCGGGACGTCAAGCCGACGCTGGTCGACCGCATGGTCAGCTACGTCGACCCGGTGCGCGGTGTTCGGCGGATGCAGGCTCGCCAGAAGATGGCGCTGACCACGGCGATCCTGGGCGGCGCCGGCGGCTACTACTCGGGCCGCTCCGATCGACCGAGCCTGAAGGAGTACAACCCGCTCGCTCGGGACGCGGACGGCGACATCAACCCCGGGCTCGACAAGACCAGGGCCCGCTCCCGCGACCAGGTCCGGAACAATCCGCTCGCGGCCGGTGCGATCAACACGAAAGTCACCTCGGTCGTCGGGAGCGGTTTGGCGTGCCAGCCCCGCATCGACCGGAAGCTGCTCGGGATCGAGGACGACCGGGCCGACGACTGGGAACGCTCGGCGCTCCGGGTGTGGCAGGCGTGGGCCGAGTCGACCGAGTGCGACCTGGAGGACGAGCTCGACTTCTACCAGATGCAGGAGCTGGTCTTCCGGGGCATCTGTGAGTCGGGCGACATCCTGCGCATCCGCCGCTTCCTGTGGGACGAGGCCCGAGCCCGCCCCGGCCGCGGCAGCATGTTCGCCACCAAGGTCCAGCTGATCGAAGCGGACCGTATCTGCAACCCGGACTACCAGTGGGACACGGACCGGCTCGCTCAAGGCGTCGAGGTCGACGCGGACGGCCGGCCGATCCGCTACTGGGTCCGCACGTCGCACCCCGGCACGCTCTATCTGCATCCGCTGGTCCGCTGGGTCCAGGTCCCAGTCCGCTCCGCGAGCGGCCATCGCCAGGCGCAGCTCCTGTACCGCAAAATCCGGCCCGGCCAGCGGCGCGGCGTGCCGGACCTGGCTCCCGTCATCGAGGCCCTAAAGCAGCTGGAGCGCTACAGCGAAGCCGAGCTGACCGCAGCCGTCGTGTCGTCGTTCTTCACCGTGTTCCTGCGCTCTGAGGCCGGCGACGACGCGCTGGGGAGCTACGTCGCCGGAGACGAGGACGACGAGGCGGCCCTGACCGAGAAGGAGCGGGCCACCGAGGTCCGCATGGGCTCGGGCCTCGTCATGGACGTCGGCGACGGCTTCGAGGAGCCCAGCTTCGCGAACCCGACCCGCCCCAACGCCCAATACGACCCGTTCATGACGGCGCACCTGCGCCAGATCGGGGCCGCGCTCGAGATCCCCTTCGAGATCCTCGCCAAGCACTTCCAGTCGAGCTACAGCGCCAGCCGAGGCGCGCTCGTCGAGTTCTGGAAGTTCGTGCGCGGCCGGAGACAGTTCCTGGTCGGCGGGCTCTGCCAGCCCTCGTACGACGACGTGATCGGCGAGGCCGTGGCCCGGGGCATCCTGGACGCGCCCGGCTTCTTCGAGTCGCCGATGCTGCGCCGTGCATGGCTCGGAAGCTCGTGGGCCGGCGACCCGATGCCCCAGATCGACCCGCTCAAGGAGGTCGCCGCGGCGAAGCTGCGCATCGACGTGGGCGTCTCGACGATCGATCGCGAGTCCATGGAGCTCAACGGCTCGACGTTCGAGGAGAACCACGGCCAGCGGGTCAAGGAAGAGCGCATGCGCCGGGAGGACGGCCTGTCCGGCGAGGTCGTGGCCGAGCGGATCATCACCGAATCGACGTCGCGGCAGGCGATCGAAGAGGGAGACGAGGACGAGGACGAGGACGGCGACGAGAAGCGGGCCGCGTTCGCTTGGACCGACCGGATGGTCGAGCGCCTTCTGACCGCCACCACCACGGACGACTCGTGAGCCGCACGCCCGCCCGCCGCGTCCTGCAGTCGATCCTGTCCGGTCACTGGGCGATCCTCCCCGAGTGGCTCGAGCAGTTCGCCCACCTCGCCTCCCGACTCGGCCAGGGCCCCGAGCGCGAGCTCGACGCCGAGGACATCCGTCGCGAGATCCGCCGCGCGCTCGCCCCGTTGCAGGGGGAGGAGGCGCCGGCCGCCCTCTCCTTCGACTACGGGTCGTCGCTCGGCGAGGAGACGCGGGCCACGGTCCGCGACGGCGTCGCGATCATCCCGATCATCGGCCCGATCTACCACTACGCCGACGCCCTGCACGACGTCTGCGGCTGCTCGTCGTACGCCCAGGTCAGCCGCGACATCGCCGCGGTGCGCCAGGCCAGGGACGAGCGACTCGTGAAGGCCGCGCTCTTCGAGGTGGACTCCCCCGGCGGCGAGGTGGGCGGCTGCGGTGAGGCGGCCGGCCTGATCGCCGAGCTCGCGGCCGAGATGCCGACGGCGTCGTACGTCTCCGACCTGGGCTGTTCGGCCGGCTACTGGCTCACGGTCG